AAGTCTAGTCCCTCCTAGATTAAAGCACATATTAACTATGACGTGTTGGATATTTTCGGGTAACTTGTAAAAATCTTCTTCTGTACCAAACACGTGGATAGCTTCATCTACGTGCTTAGCAAAATCATCTTCATAATATAAATCAACAACTTCTTGTGATACTTTAGTACCTACTTCCCAATCGTACTCAGGGTCATTAGGTTGGCATAGATGCCCGATACCTAATGTTTTGTAGCCTAAGCTATCTTTATAAATTTCTAAGACTTCACCCTCATGTCTTTTAATCTCTTCTTTTAGTTGTTCTACATTCATGGTGTTATTATCCTGTCGTCTACTGACTTAATTTTGTCTTCTTTTAAAAAGACTTGCAGTTCCGTTACGGTTGTTTTTTGTGCTGCTTCTACCTTTCGTAAGTTAAAATCAGCGTCTTGCCATTCACTTTGTAATCTAACTAACATGTTAAATTGCTGAGCTACTCGGTCAGTCATTTGAGTTATATCGTATTGTTTACCATCAAAGTTGATTAGCTGTGGTAATTTGCTTTCGGCTTTAGCCATAGGTACCTCCTTATAAAAAGCTAGACCCAATGATAAGGACATACACGCCTATAATCATTGTTGTGAACTTAGTGTCCATACGGTCAAACTTAGCATCTCCTTTGTCTAAGCGCTTCTCTATAGCAGTGTATCGAATATTACACTCTCTTTCGTGTGATTCGATCTTTGCCAATGTTTCTTTAACCGTAGCCATAAAAGCAGTATATCATTAAGTAAAAGAAATGTAAGACTTCGAGCCATTAGTAGTTCCACTTGCTACAAGAGCTCCATAGTTCCAAGCAACTCTTACTCTGCTATACGTAGTAGTAGCAGTACTACTAAGGTTAAAATTACTATTAGTTCTTTGAAAATTATAAGCGTTAGGCGTAAACGAGGCAGGCTGCGGGTAATTAGTCCCGCCAATGTTAAGAATCCAAGCACCAATCCCGCCAGCTACCCCTTTTGTCCAGAAAAAATTAGACCAGTCAGTATCAGTAGTATTAGCACCAGCGCCTTCAAATATTAGATAAGTAGAGTATACAGTTGGATTAATGCCGGGTGTATATGAAGAGGTAATCACGCCTGAAAGCCATTTATTACCGTCCCAGTTACTACCACTTGGCTGACTATTACTACTAGATAAAGGCCAAGCCGCAGTTGTGTAAGTGCTAGTGCCATCCTTTAGACTGCCACTAGCACTACTAATCTCACCATTTGAAGCAGCCTGCCACCCTCCAGCTGTACCCCAGCCATACCAACTTCTGGTTGCGGTAGAACTGCCTTTAAAAGTACTATAACTTACTGAAGTAGTTCGTGCAGCTGCTGTTGTTATACAAGCCGTGTTTGCAAAATCCCTCATACTAGCCGGATCTGTATTTGTAGAAGTAACTGTTTGCGAGCCTACTGGACCAGTAGCAGTACCTTTTGCATTATAAGCATTATCTGTAAATGCAGGTACAACACCAGAATGATAAGGTTTACCTGATTGGGCTCCAGGTGTTCTTGTTCTATGATAAGCCTCATGCCAACTCACTGCTCCAGAACCACTTGTACCTGCTTTTACATCTCTTATCCCATCAAAACTTAAATTTGTCCAAACTAATTTGCTCATATAAACTCCATTGAAAGTTTTTTGTAGTTACAAGTATACTCTGCTACTACGACCTCAGGTTCTATAAGGTCAGGTGTACCACTGCCATCTACTGTAGGTATAGCTTTTCCTCCTCCTGTTTTAAATACGTAAGGAACAGAAATAGAAGTAACTGTTTGATTTGCCCAGTCTACTAAACTACCTTCTTTTTGCGCACCTGCGGTTTTCATACGTTGGAAAAAATCAGCCATAGGGCCCTCATCTACATATATATGCTGGCGTACTGCTCCTAATTTTTTCCACTCTTCTGCTTTGCAATTTTGGTAGTGAACATTATAAAGGTACTCCTTACTATTAGACGTGTTTGGTCGTAAAAGAGAGTTGCAATAGTTCCAAGATTGGTCTTCTGGTTCATAATTACCAACATCTATAATTAAAGGATAGCCGTCTTCGTATGTTGTATACGCATAAGAGTTATTATCTCTGTAGCAAATGTATTGTCTAAATACCTCTTTCCACCACTCCGCAAGGTTTTTATCATTAGATTCTGCATTTAATTCTGATAACGAAATTCCTGTAGCTCGTTGGTACGGATAACTAAAAGTACCTCCTGTTATATATGGCTTAGATTTTTTATACATTTCAAGGATAACTCCGTCATCCCAAAATTGTTGTAGTTCTTCTTCTGTTAGTATTTCACAAGTGTACATGCCTAAAGTATATCATTTTGATATCTTTGCGACCATATAGTAAGACTGTACTTTGTACCTTCTTTTAAATCTAAACATTCGTGTGGGTGTGTAACTTGTCCTGGAAATAAAAGCAGTTTACCTATGGGTATATCAGCGTTGTTTATAGCTTGCCTAGGAAAAGATAATTCGCCGCCTTTATAGTCATTATTTAATTTAACAGACCCAGTTACATGAGAAGCATCGTGATGCAGTTTTAATTTAGACTGTGTATCAGTTGAATAACGAAGCATAAAAGCATCTCTAACTCCATATACTAGTAAAGGATGCCAATATTTTTCTATAACAGGTTTAACGTGGGCTTCCCAATGCAACTCTAAAGCTTTGTACAGATTAATTTCTTTTAAGCGTATCTCTTGGGCTGGGGCAGTATCATTAGGTAAACTTTTCCAATCGCCGTGGCTTTCTGCTATTTCTATCATTTGTTTACATTGTGCAGGTGTCATAAAATCTATTAAGAGCATGTCTTTTTCTAAGACTTCGTAATCCTTGGTAGGTGTGTAGAACAGCTGTTTGTACTGTGGGTACATTTCGTAGTAAATACGTTCAAAGTTTTCTTTTGCAGAGTCATCCCCATTGCCGTGATATATACAAGGACAACACGTAGTCTCTTGATTATGTAATTGATTACCTAACATAGTTATATTAGGTTCGTGGCACTGAAAGATATAAGCTTCTACGTCAAGACCGATATCATATAAACCTTCTAGGTATGCTTGTTGATAAAACAATTGGTCATCTTGGTGGTCTTCTATGTCGCTGTGGTTTAGTATCTTTTTTATTTCCCCCACCTCACCTATAAACGTACCAGAGTTAAGGTATCTGTATTTAGTATGTACGGAAGGAAACTGATTACCTAAACTAGGATCGGGCCAACACACTTCTTCTGCAGAAAAAAGTACCTTATGTCCCATGTCCAAATATCTTTCTTTAATTGTTTCTAAAGAATCGGCAAAAAAAACGTCGTACGCATCAACAAAAAGTAAAATATCTGTGTCCAAAAGATTTTGTATTTCTTTTTTTAAAATGTTTACTTTTTGCCCGCCCCCAGGACCTGTCATATCTGAACCCCTCCACTCAACGCCTTTGCCCCAGTTGTTGTATGCTATAGAGTGGTGGTCTGCTGACTCTTTTAGCTTAGCTATTTTAGTTAAGTCTGTTCCTATTGTTGCGACTCTTAAATTCATAATTCTATCCTCTCTTATGTCAGAAGCTAAAACACTTGTAAGTGCTTGATTACAAGAATCTTCTTGTAAAGCAAGCGCCATAAGACTAGCCTCTCTTATTTGCTCTGGTATGTATTCGTCTACCGGTATTATACCTTCTTCTAGTATATTCGTATTTAAAAGCTTTCGTGCACCTTTTGGTGATATTACATACGCTGTCGTGTTGTATGGGTACCAGGGTCTTTCTAACCTGTCCGATACTTTTATAGTGTTCTCTGGTTCGTTTTCATTGCGTTGTAAATATAATAAATCCCAATATTTTATAGTATGGTCATAAAATTCTTCATCCCACCTTTCTACATTTATAATTGCATCATCTTCTATTACGTATATAGGTTCATCTAACTCTACGCACTTTTGCCACATCTTTCTGTGGGACAAAAAACACGCTATTTCTGTAGATATAATGCCTCTTTTTTGGAAAGGATCTATCCACCCTGGCCTAGTTTTATAACTTGATAGGTTATCTTCTCCATCTACTGCTTCTACAAAACTATAATCAGTTAGCGTTGTATTTGTTTCTATAAAATGTTTTTTTCTATCAGGCCTACGTTTTAGGTTAATTACAAATTTTTTCATTAGGAAAACTTAGTAGCTATTTTTACCCTAGAGTTCCAAGCATTAATATTCATAGATACTCTTTCCCCACTTTCTATAGGGGTTACTTTATGTTCTAAGCCAGGACCAAACATGACAAGTCTATTTGTCACTGGTGTTATACGCATATTATTTTTAAATACAAGTTCGCCGCCTATTAAATTTTCTACGTAGGGGTAAAATACTATAGAACATATAGGAAAATGACTTTGCCCTGTTTCCCAAAAAGTCTGTTCATCTCTATCCTGATGCCAGCCTGGCGTGCCATTTCTATGAAACCAAACATCGTAGCCCATTTGATTGTTAAAATTAAAATAAGCTGAAGCATTTGTTAAAAGCCTAGTGCAAACATCTTTATGTGTGTGCGAATCCTCGTTTGTAAAAAAAGCATGCGGACAAGTAGAATCTATTTGTTCTAGAGTTTGTGGGTAAAAAATCTTATCTGTTACTAATATCATCTAAATTTTGGCCCTTCTACCCAAGCTACTAAAGACTTACGATGTCCTTTAGTTACAGGCTCTACCATATGTCGTAAAGGGGAAGGAAACACAAGAACAGAACCCCGTTGTTTTAATTCATCTTCAGCTGGGTTTTCAATATTTTCTAATAAAAACTTTCCGCCTTCATACTCTTCAGGATTAGAAAGTTGTATAACTACGCTAAGTTTTCTATCAAAACAAGTAGGTCCACCCCAAAAAGTATCTTCATGCCAGTTGTAATAACCTTGTTGGGATCCATCATACTCTGTGTATTGTATGTCTTCTAGTAAAGAAAGATCAAAACCAAAAGCCTGTCTGTTAGCATGAGAAGCATAAGACCAAACTAAATCATGAATCCATTTTATATGTCCTGCCCATCGCACTTGTGACCTACGTACATCAGAAACAAGTGCACCACCTGGTCCTACTCCACCAATTTCTCCCTGCATGGGTTGTAGTTTTTCACATTCTTGTATAATTTTGTCGCAAGTATCGGGCGATACACCCCTTTGCCACATTTGCCATTGTGCGTTCATAACACCTCCTGTGTTTATTTTTTGTTGGCTAACTCCTTTATGGCCTCAATGATTAGCGGTATAAGTTTATCATACCATATAGTTAAATATTGATCGTCGATTGGAGCTTCTGTTATAACTTCTGGTAGTATTTTTTTAACTTCTTGTGCACTTAACCCTACTTGACGTTTGTCATTGTCATAACCTAGCTCTTTAGCTAGTTCGTTATCTTTATAGTAATAACCACTTAATGCTAATACTTTTTCTAATGCATTATCTATCTTGCCTTCAAAGTCTTTTAATCTTTCATCTGAGTAGTAAGCAGTAATGTTATTAGTTGCTCTAATTTCACCAGTAGTTCCGGATGCTCCTGTACCTACACCTATTGAATTTAACTGTGTATTTGAACTTGAACTTATACCTGTGCCTGCTGGTCCTGTTGGCCCAGTTGGTCCTGTTCCACCAGTTCCACCTGTTGAACCTGCAGCTCCTTTTTGGCCTTTTGACCCAGTAGAACCTGTAGAACCTGTAGAACCTGTTGATCCGGTAGGTCCAGTAGCACCAGTTGCTCCTTTTGCTCCGGCCGATCCTGTGCTACCGCCTGGTCCTGTTGCTCCAGTTGCGCCTTTTGCACCTGCAGGTCCAGATGGGCCCGTTGGTCCTGTGCCACCACTTGCTCCAGTTGCGCCTTTTGCTCCGGCCGATCCTGTGCTACCGCCTGGTCCTGTTGCTCCAGTTGCGCCTTTTGCTCCAGTTGGTCCTGTACCACCTGTTGAACCTACTTCACCTTTTTGTCCTTTAGCCCCAGTTGGTCCTGTACCACCTGTTGCTCCTTTTGCTCCAGTCGGTCCAGTTGATCCATTAGAACCATTAGAACCTGCCGCTCCTTTTTGTCCTTTAGATCCAGTTGGTCCTGTGCCACCTGTTGATCCGCCTGCACCTGTTGGTCCAGTAGAACCTGTTGCACCTTTTGCACCTGCAGGTCCTGTTGGCCCTGTGCCACCTGTTGATCCAGTTGGGCCTGTTCCACCTGTTGCACCTTTTTGACCTTTAGCTCCTGCTGACCCAGTAGAACCTGTAGAACCTGTTGGTCCAGTAGCACCTGTAGCACCTTTCGCTCCTGCACTACCAGTTGGCCCTGTAGCGCCTGTAGCTCCTTTTGCACCAGCTGTTCCTGTAGGTCCAGTTCCACCGCTTGCTCCAGTTGCACCTTTCGCTCCAGCACTTCCGCCTGGGCCTGTAGGCCCTGTTGGTCCTGTGCCACCTGTAGCTCCTACTTCACCTTTTTGTCCTTTAGCCCCATTTGAACCATTACTACCTGCTGGTCCTGTTGGTCCTGTTGATCCAGTTGATCCGGTAGGTCCTGTTGCACCTGTAGCTCCTTTTGCGCCACCTGGGCCTGTAGGTCCTGTTGGACCTGTACCACCTGTTGCTCCTACTTCACCTTTTTGTCCTTTTGCTCCGTTAGAGCCATTACTACCTGCCGGTCCTGTTGCACCAGTAGCTCCTTTTTGTCCTGTTGGTCCAGTTGATCCGCCTGCTCCAGTCGCTCCTTTTGCGCCGTCTGAACCATCTCCACCTGCGGGACCTGTTGGTCCTGTACTACCTGTAGGCCCAGTTCCGCCCGTAGCACCTTTTGCTCCTGCAGAACCCGTTGAACCTGTATTACCAGTAACACCTACTTCACCTTTTTGTCCTTTTGAACCTGTTGAACCGCCTGGGCCTGTTGCTCCTGTTGCCCCTTTAGCACCTGCAGAACCTGTTGATCCGCCTGCTCCAGTCGCTCCTTTGTCTCCTGTAGGGCCTGTCGGACCGGTTGCGCCAGTCGCTCCTTTTGCACCTGCAGAACCTGTTGAGCCACCTGCACCTGTTGCTCCTTTATCTCCTTGTGGGCCTGTTGGACCAGTAGGACCTGTGCCACCAGTTGCGCCTGTTGCGCCTTTGGCCCCTTGTGAGCCAGTATTACCCGTAGGCCCTTGGATAGATCCACCACTTACCCATGCTGAACCGTCCCAAATATGTAAACTATCATCTGCTTGTACTATATAAGCATCACCTTTTGTGTTGCCTGAACTCGGTAAAGCGCCTGTATTAGCAACATTACCTTCCATAGTAATACCAGTACCCG